CACGTTGTCACCGGACACCAACCGCATAACGGTGTCGGCTTGGGGTTCCACACCCCGGTCTCATGCGCCTGCTCGATGCGAGCCACGCGCTCTCTGTAGTCCCACCAATACTCCTCGGCTTCACCTACCATGAAGCTGGCCTTGGCGATGTCTTCCTTGACCACGAACAGCAGCGCCCCAGAGACGCGCCGGATGTGGGGGAAGTGGGCGAACACCATCAGCGCCATGAGCTTGAGCTGCTCGCGGTCTGGGTACTTGTTGTTGCCCGACTTGTAGTCCACCACCTTAGCCGTGAGGTTCTCGTCGTCGATGATGAGCAGGTCGGCAATGCCGCGCACCCACACTTCCTTGTCCATGAACTTACAAGGTTTCAAGTCCTTGGTCACGCCCATCTGGTGCTCGCACAGTTTTCTGCCCGGCTTGGCTGTGAGCGCATCGAGCGTGTCTTTGATGAACGCAAACTGCGGCGGCAGGGGCGTGTTCTCCTTGATGTACAGCTCCGCTGCCGTGTGTAGCTCCTTGCCGTAAAGCGTTGCGTCTGTGTCCTTGAACGGGTAGTTCTTGAGCACCTTGACCTCGTGGTATCTGCGAGGGCAGCCCTCGTAGTCCTTGAGGGAGCTGTGCGACCAAGTGACTGTCTTCATCAGAACCTCGCTGTGCGTATCGCTCGGGCCAGTCGCAGAGCGAACTCCTCGACGAACCGCTCGCGGTTGTTGAGCTCATGCTCGCCCATGCTGTGCAGGATGGCGTGCGTCAGCTCGTGCCAGAACGTCTCCTCCAGTGCCGACAATCTGAACGGCACGCCGTGGTGCGTGCGCCGGGCCAGCTCGATCTTTTGCGTGTCGTAGGTGATACGACCGATCTCACTCTTCCTGCGCATCGACTCCACGATGTCAACGCTGTACCACTTGCTGCCCACCTGTATCTTCTTGGGCAGTACCAGTTGCTTCATGCTTTCTCCTTTACTTCTTTGCCAGCCCGTAGCGGCGATGTGCGCCGCCCTCAACGGCCAGTGGAACCCCCGGCATGTACTTAGGCTCCACGGTCATCTGCGCCAAGACCCAAGTCTTGGCTGCATCCACTTCCTCGTCGGGCACCACGACGATCTGTTCATCATGCACTGTGCCTGCCACAAAGTACTTCTTCGAAGTACGTAGCATCCCGTCCGTCATCACGATCCGCGCCAACGCTTGGGTCACGTTGTTGGTGATCTTGCCAGCATACAGCTTGGTCTCGTCCTCGCCGTACACCCAGTTCTTCTGCTTGGTCTCCTTGTCGGTGACTTGGCGCAGGTTGGAGTACAGCAGTGACATGCCGTTTGGCAGCACGATCTCGTTCTTGCGGAACGTTAGACATTTATACACCACCTCTTCGCCACCGGCAAGGGACTTAGTTAGTAAGCGGTCACACATGTCCCAGAAGCTCACCACGGGGTGGGCCGTGGCCCGGTAGATGTCGATGATCTTCTTGGCCGCCACGCAGTGCACCAGCAGCTCGCGCTCGGTGCAGGTGTGGGGAATCTCCTGGAGCTTCTTGACGTTGTCCTCCCAGCCGATGAACCGCTCGATGTACTCGGAGGTCACGTCCAGCTTCTTGGCAAACGCCTTGTCGTAGCGCACAGGCGGCGCACCCAGGAAGCCCACCAGGAGCTGCGAGGCGAAGCTCGCCCACCCCAGACCATACCCACACCCCAGCAACGCGCTCTTGGCCGACTGGCGCAGGTCTGGGTGGCTGTCCTTGGTCATGCCGGGGATGCCGAACATCTGCGCACCGAACTGGGCGTACGCATCCTGGCCCGAGCGGAAGATGTCCAGCAGCTCGTCGTAGTCCGACAGCCACGCCAGCACCCGGGGCTCGATCTGCGACAGGTCGCCCACCAGAAGCTGGTGCCCCTCCGGGGCCATGATGGCTTTGCGCAGGAAGCTGCCGCGCTTTAAGTTCTGCATGTTAATGGCCGAGCCCTTGGCTGCCGTCCACCGGCCCGACTTGGCACCGTAGTAGGACAGGGGCACCGGCAGTGCGCCGCGCTGGGAGATGTCCAAGAACCGCTGCGCACGGGTGCGCTCGGTGGTGGACTTGACCTTGAGCCGGGCCTCGCACAGCGCCCGCACGTCTTCGTCCTCGCCGTTGAGCAGTGCTTGGAACAGCGCGTCGTTCTTGGCCAGGGCCAGCGTGTCCTTGCCCGTGGTCTTGCTGACCTTGGTGGGGGCCACAACACCCATGCTGAGCAGGATGTCAGCGAACTTGGGGTTTGACGCAAGCTCTGCCTCCTCAACGCCCAGCTTGGCCAGCAGCCCCTCACGGTGCTTACCCTCCTCGGCCAGCGCCTCGATCAGCATCGACCTGTCGAGCTGCAACACCGGGCGGGTGTACATCTTGAGGGTCATGTCGATCAGGCGCAGCTCCGACTTGGGGTAGCCCTCGACGAGGCGTTCAAAGATTTGCTCGCACAGGAACACGTCGTGCTTGCAATAATCAGCCAGCTCCTTCTCGATCTGCGCGTCGATCTCCTCCAGGCCGTCCGTGCTGTGCACAGCGCGTCCCTTCTCGGGCAGACCGAAGTCTGCGGCCAGCTTGGCAAGGCTGTTGCCAACCTCTACGCCGCGCAGGGCGCGGGCCATAGACAAGGTGTCGAAGATGAAGCAGGGGTGCACGCCGTAGCGCCACTCAAGGATCGACACATCGAACTGGGCATTGTGCGCAAGCACAGCGGTCTTGCTCCAGTCGTAGGTCGCCAAGATACGCGGCAGCTCATCACCCCTGTACCACTGGATGGCAGTCTCACTGCCGTACTCATGGACGCAAGCGCCGAACGCTTTGAACCGCTTGTCGCGGATGTACTCTTCGGTGGTCAGTTTCGACAGTGTGTAGTCGGCTTTGTCCCAGCGCGTCTCGAAGTCAATGCTGACGATGGTCTTGTATGGTGCGCTCAAGTGATTTCTCCTGTAGTAGTTGTGCGAACGTGAGCACCTTGCTGCGCCACTGTGCGTAGCTGCTGCGCGATGCGTCGTATATAGAACTGAGCCCGGCTTGGGCTGCCAATGCAAGGATGTGGCGCTCCTCTTCAATGTCTTGCGTCAATTAAACATCTCCTTTGGTGGTGCGTCTTTGGTGTTGAGGTATCCCAAAAAGTCATTGGCTCCTTCCATGAGTGTGGCCGCCATCATGGGCGTGCAGTTGAGTGAGACGAAGCTGTCGATGGATGCGTCGCTGCCCAGGACGATCACAGCGCAGTCGCTGGTGTCTTTGTCGTAGCAGCGCGTGATGGCATAGAGGACGGAGCGCAGATGCACGCGCTCAGCATCGGACATCTTGGCGACGATGCGCTCGATCTCGTGCGCTTGCTGCTCTCCGGTCATGATGGTGTTCATTGCAGTTCTTTCTGTAGTGTGTCCATGTTGGTTTCGTTGATCACAAGGGCGATGCCGCCAGCGGCGCGGATGCGCGCCAGATGCAGCTCTTGCAGTGCGGTGGGTTTGTTGCTGCCTGCCTTGGCCTCGACCGCAATGAAGCGGCCTTTGTGGCAGATGACGAAGTCGGGCACGCCTGAGTTGCCGTAGCCTGTGCCGATGGGCATGGCGTAATAAGCGCCTGCTGCATCGAGCAGTTTACGGATTTGCTTCTTGACTTTTACCTCGGGCGTGGCGGCCATGTATAGCTCCTAGAAAGGTGCGGGTTCTGCGGCGAGTAGTGCTTGTTTTTTGTGTGCCTTGTGCGTTCGCTCAAGTAGTTTACCGTCCACTCTCTGGAACGGCCAGCACTTTTCGTATTCGACGCTTTGGTTTCGGCTCTGTGATCGCAACTTCTTTGGTGTTGAAGCTGTGTTCGTTGAAACAGATGCGGCGTCTGATGGGGACACCGTCGATTGATTTGGTTTGTTCGACATTACTTGGGGCTTTGCACAGTGGGCATTTCATTTAGTACCTTTTCCTCTAGTTTTTTGCGCTGGGCCCATGCAACGTGGTGCTGCCTCAGACGCCTGCGCTTGCTCTCGTCGAAACTGTTTTGTTTGGGGCTGACATCCGTCGGCCTGTGTGGGGCCAGCAGTGCCTCGCGTATTGCCTGTGCATCAGCGCCAATGAGCCCGGCGTAGGTGGGAAACGTCGTGTCCTTGTCGAACAGCCATGCGATGGCTTCTCGCGCTTCGGAGTCCGTGCTGCGCCTGTTGGACGCATCGTCGATAGCTTGCGCTATGACAGCGGCGAGCAGCCTTGCACTGGCCACGGTCTGTGGGTGTGCGTCGGCATGTGTTGATATGAAGTCGATCATCAGTCGGTACCTCCGTGTTTCTCATCTGGTTGGTTGTGTTCATCCCACACCGCCTCCAGCAGACCTGCTGCCTTGTTCAAAGTGTGGATGAGCGTTTCGTACTTGGCCGCGTACTCATCGTTGAGGCCCTCGGCGTAGCCGCGCAGGCGCGCTGCCATCGTCAGGTATTGCAGTGGGTCGATCATTTGTCTTCCTTCCCGGCTTCGTAGCCTTGTTTAAATCCGTTGTCCCACGCCCGATGCCATGATTGGCACCACAGTTCGTACCACCCCCGCTCAAGAGGGAAATTGAAATCGGGCTCACCCTTGAAGTACGCCTTCACATCTTTGCGCTTGATGAAGGCTTCCCATGCTTTGTCACGGGCCTTGTCATGGATGGGTATGTCGTCGAGTCTCATTTCTTCACTCCAAATGCTTCGCGGATCAGATCAGCAGAATGCCACGGCTCGGCTTCGTATGCAATTTCAGCGCAACGGTCTGCGACAAGGGCGGCAAAGCGTTCAAGCCTAGGCAAGTCAGCGTCGACTGCCCACATACGCCTGTCAGAAGGCCAGCACGCTTGCGCCATCTTGATGATGTCTTCTTTCATGTCTGCCCCCTTGCTCGGATGGCTGCTGCGTAAATGTGGTCATGCTCTCCATCTTGCTTTTCACACACCTTCGCACACGCTTCACGCTCGGCTGCCCGTACAAGGGCGGCGAAGCGTTCAAGTTCATCATGCACTAAAAGGTGATCCTCAAATAGAAAGCCCAGATTGGATTCACGCGCCATGCGGATGATGTCTTCTCTCATTCTTGCCCCCTTGCTCGGATGGCGGCGGCGTATGTCGGCCAAGCCAACAAAGTGTTTTTGTCCTCACACACCTTCGCACACGCCTCGCGCTCATCAGCACGAACAAGTTCGGCAAAGCGTTTGTCTCTTAGCGCAGACCACTCATCATCGTTTGGCTCCATATCTTTTGTGTGAGTGTCGGCGTATTCCGCTGCCTGACGCAGCATCTTTGCTATGTCTTCTTTCATGCCTGCCCCCTTGCTCTAATTTTGTCTGCCCAATCCTCTGCGGTGTCGTCTGGGCTGTAGCAGTTCAGGCACGCCTTACGCTCGTCAGCACGGACAAGCGCAGCAAAGCGTTCAAACTCTTGAGGCCACACATCCTGTGCAGTCGTAAACCCAGCCTCACGCGCCATGCGGATGATGTCTTCTTTCATTCCTGCCCCCTTGCTCGGATGGCGGCGGCGTATGTCGGCCAAGCCAACAAAGTGTTCTTGTCTTCACACAGCTTCGCACAAGCCTCTCGCTCGTCAGCTTGTCCGTTTTTGTAAGCGTTCTCGGCCATCGCGACTGCATCAGATGCAAGCATCCAAAGATCGCCATCAAACATTTTTGCCGGTGTCATGACTGCCCCCTTGCTCGGATGGCGGCTGCAAGATTGGTACACACATTGTGCGCAGCCTCCCTCATTTGGTGAGGGTGAAATTCCCAAATGTTTACTTTTGCTTCATCAATCAACTTCGCACACGCCTCGCGCTCGGCTGCCTGGGCCATGTGGAAGAAGCGTTCAATCTGCGCAAGCTCCTCGATTTCGGAGTCGCACAAAGCACCTTCCTTGCCGCCGTACAACTGCAGAATTACAGCACTGCGCAGACCCACCTCACGCGCCATGCGGATGATGTCTTCTTTCATTCTTGTCCCCTTGCTCGGATGGCTTTGGCTTCCATGTCACGCACCGCATCCATCAGATTGTCTGCGCCGGTCTTACGGGATTCAATCAGCGCCGCACACGCCTCTCGCTCGTCATCAATTAGCTTTTGTATCCTGTCCCCATACATCGCCACCACAATCGCTGGCAAGCCTATCACCATAGCCCGCTCGTACAGCTTGATGCGCTCCGGGGTCAGAGTCACTTCAACGTCATGGTCGTTCATTTCTTCTCCCTTGCCTTGAGCATGGCATCTGCTTGTTCGTATGCGGCCCAAGCCGTTTCTTCAAAGTCCATGTATTGTCGCCAAGCAGGGTCTGACAGAAACCCCTGGATTGCCTTGGCGGCAAAGTAGTCCCTGAGCGTCATGCCTTCTGCATATCCCGTAGCCTCCGGCACTACGGCTTTGTAGTTCTTGGTTGGAAACGCTGGCCCACCTGTGTCTTTAGTCATGTGTTCTTCTCCTTCAAATAAAACTCCATCGCAATGCGGTATGGGTTAAGCATTGGAAGCGGTCGGTCGTTGAAGAAATAGTATGTCGGCTTGCTCTCGTCTACGCTGGTAACAACCATCCCATCAACAACGTGGTGATACCTTGTTTCTTCAACCCGAATGGTGTAACCCTCAAGCCGCGCCACAGCCAACTTCAACTCAAGGCTGCCAATCGGCACATAGTTCTTGATGGTGTCGTCTTCCCCAATCAGTTCAGTCATGTGTTCTTCTCCTTTATGCCGTGCGCGGCTTCAACTACAAACGAAAAATCCCAAGCGAATAGACGTCCATCATCTTTTTTGCTCAACCACTCATGCCAAGCCTTGTTCATAAGGTCTTGGCGCTGCTCATCCGTCAGCGGCTTGCGCTTGGTCGGTAAGTCATGCTCGCGGGGGACATAGACCAACTTGTCAGGGTCCGTTGGGTGCGGTTTAAGCGGCATGGTCTTTCTCCCTTGGTTTATTCGCCAACTGGCGTAAAGAAGCCATAGTGCGATGACGCTCATCTTCGGTCAGGTGTCCACCCGTCCCGGTTCCCAAACGATCGCGCATGTCACGAAAAAACTGATCTGTTGCTTCGTGGCGGTTACTCACAATGATGAACCTGTAAATGCCGTAACTGATGCCAAGGAATACGGCCACAAAGGACAGGCTTGTAACGACAGATGCACCAAACTGTAGCCACAGGTACAGTGTAGCCAAGCTGCCTGCTTCGTGGCCCACACCTTGCAGCGCGTCAAGTATCAACTTCAGCTTTTCAATTTCCATTGTTCTTCTCCTTGATGTTGTGCGCCAGCTTCATTGCTTCGATGCTCATACTTTCACCCCAAAGATTTTGTGCAGCTCATCGTAGAGCGAGCGGGCCTGCTTGATGGGCAGCGTCGAGAGAATGTACTCGACATCGTTGGAGATGACCACAGGGGCTGGCGCTGGGGCAGCAACGGGTTGCAGCGCGGCAATGCCTTCGCTTTTGAGCTCAGGCTTCTTGGTCTTCGCCTGCTTGGCCACGGGCTTCTTGGTCTTCGCCTGCTTGTGCGCCTGCTTGATCGGCGCATACTCTTTGGCCGTTGCGTGGTACGTACCGTCTGCCAGCCGTGCGAGCTGGCCTGCGCGGCGAAGCTGGCTGATGAGGGCGGTCACCGAAGATTCCTTATACCCTTTGTCTGTGAGCTTGCGCTTGATATCGTTGTGGAACAGTCCTGGGTTGTCGCGCACGAAGTCGAAGGTGGCGCGGGATACGTTGTTGGTAATGGTGAAGGCTTGTGCAGTCATGGTTTGTTTCTCCTGGGGTTGCGGTTGTGATTGGGTTACGGGCTGGTCATCCTTAGCCCACTCGTTGAGTACGTTGCTCAACGCTGTTTGAAGGTCAGGCATGGCTCTCTCCTTTACGCTCTATGTGTTTGGCCAGGAGCCAGCGGTCCCCGAGCACGCGCACAGAGCGCACCCACTTAAGCTGGTTGGCACGGTTGATCTCACGCGGCATATAGGCCACGTTCCACAGCTTGCGCACGTGGCGCAGCATTCGTACATTCATTCGCTTTCTCCTTTTTGTGAATGGTGCCTGACAACCCGAAGGTTGTCAAGCGTTGGACATTATTACACTTCTGCGTACGCAGCGTCAAACAGACTCGCAAGCACGGAGCCTGCACCGTAGGTGCGCAAGATGTTCAGGTGATCTCTGAGCACCTCGGCGTCGCGCAGCTTTCTGTTGCTGACGTAGCGCCGCGCAAGCTCGGGCTCCTCGGGGTACACGGACTCGCAGATCAGCTCGGCAAGGTAGCCAGGGTAGCCAGCCAGCGCGTCTTGGATCGCCTCCTCAACGTCGTCCTCCTCGGTCCACGCATCGAGATATTCCCCACGCACAAGAGACATGACACTGGTCGTCCGAGGGTCAGGCGTGTCCGTGTAGTAGTCATCCCACCAACCACCGCGCACACTCTCCACAGCCAGCGGGTCACGGGAGGTGGGCAGCTTGTCCCATGCGATCTGCACCACGCGGTCAGCCAGCGCCATGAAGTGGTAGATGTCGAGCGACTCCCTATCGGAGTGCTCGTGGTCATAGCCTACGCTGATGTTGGTGCACTCAGGGATGATGTCGGTGAACTCGGCAGTGTCGGTGTACACCCCGGTGTTGTCGGGCAGGTACATAAGCCGGTCGTCCACGTTGAACGCGTCAGCAAGCGACTGCGCAAAC